ATTTATATTTTTTCATTATTTTTTCCTGTTTTTACTCATTTTAGCTTCAGATAAAGCAATTGCAATAGCTTGTTTTGGATTTTTCACAATTTTTCCTGATTTTCCACTGTGAAGTTTGCCTTTTTTAAACTCTCGCATCACTTTTCCTACTTTTTTCTGTCCTTTACTCATTTTTTTCATCGTCCTGGTTCCCTGTTTTTAAGTTGCGCCGATAAAATTGTTTTTTCTATCGACGTATTAGCTCTTAAATTTGCTAATTCTTCATTTTGCTCTAGTTTTTGTTGCGTAGTCATTTGATTCATCATTGTTTTCATTTTATCAATATTGTTTCTATCTTCATCTGCTTGTTTTTTACGTTCATTTTCTTGTGCTTGTAGATCTAACTCTCTTGCTCGTAACATTGCAATAGGATCATTACCAAATTGAGAAGTAATTTTTTGTTCTTCCTTCATAAATTCTTCCATCATCTCAGCAATCAATACTGCTTTTCTAGATTCTATTTTCTCAGATAACATTCTAGTCTGAATTTGCATTTGTTGCATCATCTGTTGAGCCATTTGTGGATTTTGTTGCATTTGTGGATTAGCCATTTGTTGTTGCATCATTTGTAATTGTTGCATTTCATTTCTAAATTCTATTTCCACTTGTTCTTGAGCCATTAAAGAAATGTGCTCAAAACAATTTTTTTCTAATGCAGCCATAATCATAGGAGCATTTCGTGCCATATTCGTTGCCATAAAATTTAAATGTGCAGTCATATGTGCTCTATGATCTTGTCCAGGGAATGCTTGGAACGGTGTCCCAGCAAGAGCATCAATATGCTCTAATGCTGGGTCCTTTGGTTGTGGGGGTTGTGGACGAATTAATATTTTATCAATATCTTTAACACCTAATGCTTCATACATGTTTCGGTATACTTCATATTGATTATGAATGGCAGGATTGGATGCTGCCAATTGCAATTCTGTTTGCGCAAGGGAAATACGCTGTGTTTGAGAGAAAATATTTGGATCTGCAACTGGCAGTATATCTACACGATCATCAAAGTCAGATTGTTTAATATTTTTTTCTGCTCCTACTACGTCGTATGGATATTCTTGGGGTAGATATAATTTAAATACTCTAGCTAATAATTTGAATTCGTTTTTCAATGCTGCATAAATTCTTTTATGAATTGCAGACATAGTTCTTGATCCTCTCTCCAACAGCGCTACGGTCGTTCCCACTGCCGCTTGTTGGTTCCCGTCACCTACTTGCATGTCCGCTATTGAAGCAAAGCGTTGACCTGCTGTTACAACGACCCCCATTAATTGTAATAAGGTTTGAGAAGGCTCTTTAAATGGAAGCATCATAAATGAATCTCTGATATTTCCACCAGGTGCATCTACATCTCTAAATTCTCCTGGTTGTATTGCTTGAGCATCATCTCGAATTCGTATTCCTCGTTGTTTGAATCCTGCGGGTAAATTGGATAACGTTCCTGCATCTAATAATTGTCGTAATGCAGATGTAGCAGTTCTGGATAAACCACCAATCATGTGAATTAAACCAAAACCATAAAAACCTAGTCCTGGTAAAAATTTGAAATGAACAAAATATTGTATTTTCTTTTTTAATGGATCACCTATTTCATAGTTTCTTTTAATTGATAAAATTTCTCTAGAGTTTTCTTCAATTGTAACAATGTAAGGAAGTTTAATTCCCGTTGGATCACCATCTTCAGTATTCACATCTTCAAAACCATCTAAGTCTAAATTGACATGGAATTCTAATAAAGTAAAAATGTCATCGTAATTTGTTTTAGAGATACCTTCTAATTCTCTTTCCTTTTTTTGAATATCTGTTTCTTTGTCATCCCCAGGTTGTAGTTCTATATCTCTATAAAATCCTGCAACTTGTTGTTTACGTAATTCATTTTCAGAAATTTTTATAGTGTGTACAATTGCTTCTGCATCATCTAATGAATTAGCAGAATAAGGAACCACTAAATCATCTGCTGGTACAAATTTAGAAACCGCTCTTCCTTCTATTTCATCATAGTACACTTTTTTAAAAGAAGAACCAGCTAATGGTAAATGAAATAACATAGTATCAAATTCTGGTTCATATTCTTTCATTTGATCCATCAATTGATAGTTCATAAAATCTTTTACACGTTTTGCTTGTTGTTCTTTTTCTGTGGTTGGGTTTCCTAAAATTTGTGTTCGTACCGGTCCATCCGCAGGTAATAATTCTTTGTACGCCAAAGCTTGAAACTGAGTCACGGCTTCTGCTAACACAGGGTGGGTTGCACCTGACGCACCTTGAAATGGTTCTGTACGTTGTTCGTACTTAAACCCTAGCAAGTCTAGTCCTTGTTTGTATGCTGTCTCCCAATCTTTTCTGGAATTTTTATAATCTTGATAATTTTGATAAAGTTCTGATCCTAATCTTCCTAAAATATCTTCTGGAATAAAATCGGCTAAATTAGCGTAATGATTTTCAGAACCTTCTACAGAAGCAATCGCTGGATCAAATTCTAAATCTACACTGCCATCTTCGTTTTCTTTAATATCAACAGGAGGTCCTTTTTCGGTAACCTCTTCTTGTTCTTCTAATTGTGCTTCCACAATTTCATCTTCTGCCGGGACGGTAATTGTTTCTTTAACGTTTGGTAGTGATTTGTCTATATCTGCCATTTATTTTCTCCAATCGTACTGTTTTAACAGTATTATAATTAATATTCAAGCCTTGTGGCTGCGGACCAGATTTTGGTGGTACGGTAGTAGTTAAACGTTTTTTATTATTCAGGGACATATTCATAAGATTCAAAACCAGAGGTAGGAGTCTTATCTTTTCTAGACTCTGCTACTTTTTCTCGTTTAGCTTCTAGCTTTTCAAAAAAAGCATCTCTTGCATCTAATGCTTTTTGTGTATCTTTATCAATAATAGTCTCTATTCCTCTTAATCGATCTCTATGCCTTGTTCCACTTTTGGCTGCGTACTGTAGTAATAAATCCCTGTCTTTTTTATTTACAGAGCTTAACATATCTATTTCATCTTTAATGGTTGTTCCCAATCCTAAAGTTGGAACATTTAATAAAATTTCTTTTGGAGAATATCCTAAACCATAATCTAATGGTGCTCCTATTACTGCACCTATTCCAGTCTCTGCTGCTATAAATTTTGTTAAAGGTGATTTTGCAATCTGTGTTGCATACTTACTTACATTTTTAATTAATTTCTTTTTCCCTGTTTGTAATCCTTTTAATGCATCGTCTGCCAATGCATTTTTACTAACTCTTGGCAATCCCCCTTCTGCTAATTCTACTTGTCGTAATTTTGGATCCTCCATGCCTGGCATTTCTGGCATAACAGGAATAAGACTTTTATATTGTTCCTCATCTATCATTTCATCTGTACCTATTCTCATTTCTTCTGAATAAGGTTTTTTATCGACAGAGATTTCTCTAGGTCGAGTAATATAATTTATCATTTCGTTATATTCTTTTCTACTTAAGGGCATTTTTATATTCCCATCAAATAACTTAAACCACCGTTAGCAAAATCACCTCGTTGTTTTAAGTTTCTTTCAATCATATCCGCTCTTTCCTTAATAACTTCTTTTGCTGTTTTTGGTTGTAATATATCTACTGCAGCTTCTGCTGCTTCTGATTCAAAATCACTTATATAATCACTATTATGAAAAAATGGATTATCAGAAGTTGATTTTCTTAAATCTTTTATTTTTGTAACTACTTGTTCATATTTATTTGTCTTAGGATTTAATGCATAGTCAGCACTATTAACATCGTATTTCAATTTTTTTATTTCTTCTAATGCGTCAAGAGAAGGGTCATTTATATCTTGTATATCAACATAGAAATCATTGTCTTCTTTTTTTATTTTTCTTTCTTTAGATAATTTATTTAAAAGTTTTTTACTTTTTTCAGAATAAGGTTTAAGTTGAGCATATAAATAAGAAGCATAATCCATTTCTCCATAAGATCCATCTGTTGCATCAATATTTTTACTAACAATAATATCTAAGTCTTTTGCCTTCTTAACACCTTGTTTAGCTAGTCTAAGTGCACCAGTTCCTAATGCAGCAATACCTGCACCTACTCCAGCTGCTCCTTTTAAAAATCCTCTTTTACTTGGGTCAAATCCTTCATCCATCATTGGGTTGATAGATAAAGTTGTTTTTTCTTTTTTTGGTTTGCTTCCTTTTTCAAAACCAACTCTACCACCTTCTGCAAAAGTACCACCATCTGGTCCATCATTAGAACCGGCTGCACTTGCTGCTGCAGCTCCTGCTGCGCCACCTGCGGAAGCATCTGCTCCAACAGATCCTTCGTTAACGGCATCTACTCCATGCGTAGGTCCTGAAGCCATACCTGCTACAGAATCTACTCCCATTGCATTTCCTGCGGTTGAACCATATCCTCCTAATACACCTCCTAGAAATCCTCCTATGGGTCCTGCGACCATAGTTCCAATTGCTCTTCCTAATAAACTTCTTCCAATATTTACATTTCCAGATCTTACATTAGACATTACATTAGAGATTGCTTCTCTTGCAGAAATGCCGGACTGCGTTGTTGTAGTATCTTCTTGTGAAGATCCATCAGATACACTAGTTATATTTTGTATAGGTTGATATAAAATTTCAGAATTTAATTCCCCGTACTTTTGTTGTAAATCATTTAAGTTATCTAAATAAGATTGATATACATCCCCACCGGTAGCATAATTACCTCTATCCATTCCTGTTAAGTAATCTAGGCCTTTGGATGAAGTTTCAACTTTGTGACCATAAGGGTAAGGAACATCCATTTCTAATTGATCAAAGATGGCAGGTGAGCCTTTTTGAAAACCCACTCTTCCTCCGGTT